CGCCAAGCAAATTAAGCCAATTCCATATGTCGAAACTATTTTTGGACGACGCAGGTACATCCCCGACCTTCTCAGCAGTGAACAGGGGTTACTTGCCCGTGCTGAGCGTCAAGCATTCAACACGGTTATCCAAGGCTCAGCCGCAGATATCATGAAACTCGCAATCGTTCGAGCACACTCATGTTTCATAGATGAGCCAGATATAAACGTAGTCCTTACAGTTCACGATGAACTTGTGACTATTTGTCCTGAGGATAGGGCCGAAGAGACTGCGGAGGCTATCCGCGTGTCTATGGAAGGTATCAGTCTTCCAGAGATTACAATTCCTCTTATTGCTGATGTAAAAATTGTTGACAAATGGGGTGATGCTAAATGAAGTGGCGAATACGTCCAGATTCCCCCAACATATCTTTGGTGGATATTGAATCTCGCATACGTGGGTTTATATATGACTCTCAAGTCAATGAAGCTGACGCAATCTCTTTTTACTTAGGTTGTTCCTCAATTAGTGAAGAGGGAATGGACCATGAAGAAAAAGAAAGCAAGAAACGAGTAGCAAAAGTATCTCACTTAATTCCGGTTATATACGCTTTGGCTCATGCAATGGCGGAAGGTACTGTTGCCTATCAAAAAGACCATGCAGATGAAGAAGGCCAACTTCCCCAGGAAGCATGGATTCTTACTAAAAAGATTTTTAGACAAGTATCTATAAACACTGCTGTAGGAGTTCTTTACCAGTTAGTTGACATGGAATTTGTTGAGGTAAAGAAAAAGAAACTAGGATTAGTGTGGAACAAAAAATAGACGTCATAAATCAACCTAAGCACTACACGGCGTTTCCTGTTGAAGTAATCGAAATTACTGAGAACCTCAACTTTTGCCGAGGCAATGCGGTAAAGTACCTGTGTCGAGCAGGATTAAAAGACCCTGAAAAAGAACTTGAAGACTTAAAAAAAGCTCGTTGGTATGTGGACCGAGAGATTTCCAGATTGGAAAAGAAATGACCTATGAAGAAAAGTTTGATGCCGCAATTGCCAAGCTTGAAGCCATGAATAACCATCATCCTTCAATGGTGTGGTACTCAGAAGCCAAGTTCCTTTACACACTTCTTCCCGAACTAATCGGGTTTCTTAAACTTGGAAAACAATTTAACATTGACGACTTTACGCATGAAGACGACATTGCAGCACATTGGGAATACATCCAGCTGGTTGACAAAATTGTAGGAGCAAAAGATGAATAATGCAGATTGGTGGGCCAAGAAGCTAGGTACTGCCCCACAGACAACGCAGCCCTCATATCGACCTGACCCAACACCGCCCATGCCTCCAAGCCAGTTGCCCATGCCTTCAATGCCGACGTTTCAACAGCAGACGGAAAGGGCACAGAGTGCTAAGCAAACCGCTACCTGCCCCGATTGTGGTTCTACTAACTATATGTCAGTTGCTACTTCTCCTCCCCGTTGTTTTGATTGCGGGTATCCTGTGGAGCAGTCTGGTTCTCGTTATGGGTCTTTGGCTGGTGCTCACGTCGAAGGTGCGACCAAATCGGCATTAGGAAATGATAAAACAAATAATTATAATCCCACCAACATTATTGGAAGGATTGAAGGGTAATGTCTACTTTACAAACTGTTCTTTTTCTGTTACTTGACGTGGCAATAGCGTGTTTAGCATTTGGTGTGTTATTCTCCTTAATAGTTAAGCCGACGACACGAAGGGTTCGTAAGATGTCTAATTACCAAACTATGGATGCAATTACAATGGCTGCCATGGAGCACGAGATGGAAGAGCGCATTGAACGCGCAACTCGTAGGGCGTACCACCGTGGGCGTGAAGCTGAGCGCGACCGCATTACTAATCTTCTGATGTCCCCTCCCCAGCAAAACATGGTCGGTTACATCCACAGCACTTTTTCACTTGATGACCCTGAATTTGGATTTAATAAGTGATTAACGCTGAAGCCCGCAAAGTAATGGCGGCTATCAACAAACGTTTTGGTGACAATGTCGCCGTTATGGGTGAAGATATCCGACCAGGATTAGTTTCCAAGATTACGACTGGCTCTACCACCTTTGACTACATCTTGGGGGGAGGATTCCCCGCAAATCAATGGAATGAACTTATTGGTGAAGCAAGCCACGGCAAGACCGCAATTGCGCTCAAGTGTATTGCCGCAAATCAAATGGTAAACCCCGACCACACGACAGTATGGATTGCCGCAGAGCAGTGGGTACCAGAGTACGCAGAGATGTGTGGCGTGGATACCAGTCGCGTAATTGTTATTGAAACAAACGTTATGGAAGAAGCATACCAAGCAGTTATCGAGTTTGCTGAGTCCAAGTCTGTTGACGCCATCGTTGTAGACTCCCTCCCCGCACTTGTTCCCTCACCAGAAATGGACAAGAACATGGATGAGCTTACCGTTGGTCGTGGAGCCATGATTACTAACAAGTTTTTCCGAAAGGCAGGTGCCGCAATGAAGCGTAGCCTGGTAGAGGATGAGCGACCTGTATTGGGGTTGGTAATCAATCAATACCGTATGAAGATTGGAGTGATGCACGGTGACCCCAGAACAACTCCAGGTGGAGAAGGCAAAAACTATGCGTTCTTCACACGGAGCGAAGTACGTCGTGATGAGTGGATTGAAGCCGGTTCAGGAACAAATAAAGTACGCGTTGGTCAACGTATCAAAATCCGTACTGTTAAGAATAAGGTTGCTCCTCCACAGCAAGTAGCGTATATCGATTACTACTTTAAAGACCACAGCATCTATGAAGCTGGAGACTACGACTTTGCCAAAGAAATTGCAGCTATGTCAATTGTCAAGCAAATCGTAGACCGTAAAGGCGGATGGATTTACTACGGTGAGCGTAAATGGCAGGGCCAGGAAGCCCTCGTTAACACCATTCGTGAAGAGGTAGACTTCATGGAAGAACTTCGTGACAAAATCCTTACAACGCCAGATTCTATTATGGAGGCAGTAAATGAGTAACTATATTCACAATGATGAGGACTGGGCAAAGAATCTCCAGTCTGATTTTGAAGATTACATGGGCCAGTGTTGGAGCATGGCCTATGACGAAGAAGAAAACGTTGATGAGGAATTCGAACCTATTTCCGGTCAACCCTACTGCGGGTGTAACGAATGCGAGTTCCGCGAGATTGCAATGTTTTTAATTCCCAGAATTATTGATGCGTATAAGGCAGGTATTCTTGTCGAAGAGTGAGGCTCTTCCCGAGCATTTTTCCCGCTGGGTAGCTAAAGAACCTTCCTCAGACTGTTGGCTTTGGATGGGGTATTTAAACCGGGGGTACGGTCAGTACCACACCCCAGACGCACGAACTGTTCGTGCCCATAGGTTTTCTTACGAGTTTCTTGCTGGAAAAATTGCTGATAAGTTGACTCTTGACCACCTCTGTAACACTAAAGCATGTGTCAACCCCGCACATCTTTCTCCCGTAACGCGTGGGGAAAATGTTCAGCGATATTACTCGGAACTACCTTTATGTAAAAAAAGCAAGCATGAATGGACTGAAGAAAACACGGTTTACCACCATGGTCGCAGAGCGTGTCGGGAGTGTAAGCGGGAATACCGAGCACAGTATTTTAGGACAAAGGGAGCATAATGGCTAAGAGCACCGGACAGAAGCAGTCTCAAGCGCACGAGAAACGAATCGCTAAAGCTATCGGAGGCAGCACAACCGCTGCCTCTGGTGCTTTTTGGTCTCGTAAAGGTGACGTAAGAAACGACGAGTTACTGGTAGAGCACAAGTGGACCGGAAAAAAATCAAAGACTATTCAAGCTGCCGAATTAGAAAAGATTACTACTGAGGCAATTCTTGATGGAAGAACCCCTGTTTTTGGGATACACCTCAATGGCGAGGACTACGTAATCCTACTTGAGACAGACTTTTTGGAAATGTGGGAAAAACTACGTGGTGTATAAAGACGAAACGTGGAGAGACGAAGCCCAGTGCAAAGATATCGACACTGAGATTTTCTTTCCACCAAGAGACAAAGACATCTATCGAACAATTGCTGCTGAAGCAAAGACTTACTGTTTTGGTGATGGCGTAAGGCCAGAATGCCCAGTACGAGTAGACTGTCTTTTGTACGCCATAAATACCGATGAAGTACACGGTATTTGGGGCGGTATGAGCCACAGAGAGCGAAACGCATTATTGCGCAAGTGGAAACGTGGCAACAAGTCCAATATGCCATTACGCCAATACATTGAAGAAACGAGTAAAAAAAATGGTTGAAGCCAAATCAGATTTACGCAAGTTTCTTGATGCAAAGAACCGTCCCACCCGCCTTCTTGGGGACGTAGAGCGGTACATCCTTGCTAGACCAGTCGGAGACCGCTCCACTACCGTTCTTCACCCATCCGAGATTGTTAAGAACGACTGGTGCCGTAGAGCATCGTACTTCCTTCTCAATGGGGAGACAAAGATTGCCGAGAAGGTCCCCTTAAGGTTGCAAGTCATTTTTGATGAGGGACACTCAATCCATGCCAAGTGGCAGCACTATTTTCAGGAAATGGGGGTACTTCACGGTCAATTCAAGTGTGTTGTATGCGATAAGACCACTCTAGGTACCTCCCCATCCGAGTGTGCTGTGTGTGGTGCCGGAGCGCATAAGTTGGAATACGCCGAAGTAACCCTGTTTGATGACAACTTACGTATTAAAGGTCACACTGACGGCTGGATTCGAGGCATTGGCGATGACTGCTTGATTGAAATCAAATCAATCGGTTCAGGAACCATTAGGGTTGAAGCACCACAGTTACTGATGGAGGCTGATAATGATTTGAACAAAGCCTTTAAAAATATTCGCAGACCTTTTTCCTCGCATTTGAAGCAGGGTCAGGTGTACCTGGAACTCATGCACCGAATGGGACACGACGTTAACGAAATTGTTTTTCTGTATGAATTAAAGGCTGACCAATCATTTAAAGAGTTCAGCATAAAACGTGACTTTGAATTGGTTTCGCATATTTTTGACGGAGCGCAGCGTGTCATTGACGCCGTTGCTGAGGGCAAAGCTCCAGAATGTAACGTATCAGAAGGAGGGTGCAAACAGTGCTCCCCTTATAAGGAGTAACAATGCACGAGACTTGGTGGGAAATAGCGTTAGACCCCAACCACATTATTGCCGAACTCATTTGGACAATAATATTTGATGGCATTTTTATTGCTGTTATTTACAAACTCATTATTAAACGGTATCTTTTACCTAAGATAAAACGACAAATTCACACTGAAATTGACGAGGAGCACGGGATTGCCCACCATGATTGATTCACTTGGCCTGAAGTTTAATCGACCAGAGATAAACCAAGTAACTTTGCCCCTAGACATTACGGTGCTTAGTAGTGAGCAGTTGGCGGAAAAGTTTGGTGCATTAACCGCATGGGCGGATTACATCGCGTCCGAACTATCCTCCGCAATCATTGAAGAACGTGCCGCACAACGCGCCCTGGACCTCGCTGAGAACCGTATGCTGGTTACTCGTATGGGGGCAGCCGTAAAAGGTGAGCGCATTACCTTTGTTAAGGCACAGATTTCTGTAGATGACAAAATTGTCGAACTTGCTCAAGATTATGAAAACAAGTACGCATACCGTAAGCAAGTGGAGATGTTACTCAACAACCACGAGCGGGACCTCACACTTGTTAGCCGTGAGATTACGCGACGAGGAAGTGACCAACGCGCAATGCGAAAGGACTATGGTGTCTAATGACAATCAATACACAAGTAATTACAGATGCTCTCAATATTTTGATGGAGAAAGCCCGTAAAGAAGAGCGGGAACGCATCATCGCACT